TGCAGCCCAGTAGCTGGCGTCATCACTAAACATGGCTATCCATATCGGGATGACTTATCCTACCGGTATGTCGAGATCACCACACAATACTTTGACACGCTCGACACTAGCACTACAACAGAAACGCATATCCAGATCATACCGGCCAGACACAGGCTGTTTTACACCCTTATGTTTGACACACTTAAGATTGGTGACACTGTCCACCAAAATGACATTGTTGGAATCGCTCAAGACATCGCCGCCAGATATCCGGCGAAAGACCCGAAAGACGCCATGATCAACCATGTGCATTATGAGATTAAACGCCCAGACGGCACGTATATAAACCCGGAGCAATACTTATATGAAAGCTAAACAAGTGGTCCAAATCAGATTAGATGACAACCTGCACACCATGAGCCACGAGGAAGCCCGAGAACTTCTGACCAGTCTAAAGACCATATTCGAACCTAAAAGCTTTACCTTTGACAGAACCGGCACAGAAAATCTTACTAGCGCAGCCGGCAGAGCCGACATGACACCAGAAGAATGGGACAAATTGCACGGACTGGCCAGCAAGCCAACTAGCTAATGTCCAGGTCCAAAACACTGCAAGTGAGGGTGTCACCCGAAGAGAAACGAATGGTACACACCAATGCGAAAAAAGAGAATGTGACAGTGTCAGAATTTTTGTATAGTATGTTAATTGAACGTTTTAGCCGGCCGAGTCCGAAGCACAAAAGGGGCATTCCCATAGCGGAGCCAAGCCCAAACCTCGAGATCGAGGAAGCGGATGATGAAGGCTGGCTAGACGATTAAGCACCACAGATATAACCACAACCACAACTCTTTAACATAATATGACAAAAACCCGACAAGGAATTTCATATGACCGTAATCACGAAAAAGCCCCGTACTCGAGTGTTGAGTATGAAGAACTTGGTATTTGCTGTGGCGGGTCCAGAGAAGGACTATCCGACGTATCGCTTCTCCAATAAAGTGTTCGTCGAGAAGCCTAAGCACAATCCATTCAAGAACTTATAACTGACACCAACCATACGAGGCACTGCCACACAAATGGCGAAACGCAGTAAAATTGCTGAACTGACAGAAAAAGATGCCGAGAAGAAGGTCACTCCCGTTCGCTGGGAGAAATTTCTGCGCTATCTGGCCAGCGGTTATACTGTAGCAGAGGCCCGGGACGAGGCACATATCCCTATGGCGGCGTACCGGGTCTGCTTGCTGCTTGATGATGAGAAGCGTGAACAACGTGACCAGGCGATGCACGAGTATCGACGCAGTGTCTGGCCAGATGAAATTGTTGAAGATATTTTAGAGGCGATAGCAGCGGGCGGGCTAGCTGGCGCGTCGATCGAAGCGCATGCACCAATGGGAGTGGACTCGCCGAAGTCCAGCTTCTACTCGCTGATGCGGACAGATGACGTTCTGCGGGATAAATACGACCTGGCCAGACAAGTCCAAATGTGGGGCATGGCTGATGAGATCCTGGAGATATCGGATAACGACACCAATGATTTAATCGATGACGGTAAAGGCGGTATGCGCTCTAACCCTTCTGCAGTACGCCGATCAGAGGTAATGACCAAAAACCGGCAGTGGATGATGGAGCGGTTATTTTCTAAACAGTTCGGCGCCAAGACTCAGAACGAACACAAAATTCAGGTCATTGATCATGCCACGACCCTGGAGGATGCACGGCGCCGCAAGGCTGGCAGTGCTGACAAACACAAAGAACGACTGATAAAAAACGTAACACCGACAGTGGCTCAGATCACTGACAGTTCTGACCCCGGAGAGTAATATGACAACAATCGCATGGGACGGTAAGACCCTGGCAGCTGATACCCAGCTCACGATGGGTGGTGTAGACGTAGGCACCACCACCAAAATTATCAAATTGAGCGGTAAAATTTACATTGCCACAGCCGGTTATCATGCCCAGACTGGCATTTTCAAAGACTGGATCCTTGGGGGCGAACCACAAGACAAGAAGCCCGAGGTATCAGATGATTTCGCGGCATTCAAACTCACCAACACAGGTCTCTTCGAATACGACTTTCTGCTCTATCCGATGGAGGTCACCAATAGGTGTGCTATCGGTTCAGGTTGGGAGTGGGCTATGGCTGCTATGGATCATGGCGATGATGCAGAACAAGCAGTCAAATACGCCTCAACCAGAGATGTGTTCACCAACAGTCTAGTTCAAACAATCCAGGCGACGACATAACCCATGGCTAATACAGAACAACGAATTATTGAGCTAGAGACAGAAGTTAAGCTGCTGCGAGAATTTCTGGCCTATGAGCGAGCAAAACCTGCCGAGATCAAGCACTATCCTGCCCCAGTGCGGCCGAATATGGCTGGCTGGGATCCCGCTCATGGACCTTTTCCGGGTGATATTCGCTATAAGTGGACTTCTATCTGTGGCTAAAAAAGAAGTCATGGGTAAAGTCCAGTATGAGAACGAGCTGCTGGTTGATATCGCCGAGTTTTACGACGACCCGCTGGGCTTCGTGTACTATGCCTTTGACTGGGGTAAAGGCGAGCTGTCTGACATGGATGGCCCGGATGACTGGCAGGCTCAGCAGCTGTTTGACGTTGGCGAGGCTTTCCGCAAGAACCCTGAGACCAATATCCGCGAAGCGATCGCATCTGGTCACGGTATCGGCAAAAGCTGTGAAGTATCATGGCTGATCCTCTGGGCGATGAGCACCAGACCGCATATCACCGGTGTGGTGACAGCCAACACGACCAGTCAGTTGACCACCAAAACCTGGCGAGAGCTCGCTCTGTGGCATAAGCGGATGATCAACGAACACTGGTTTAAGTGGACCGCGACATCGTTTTCGCACCGGGAGCACCCTGAGACGTGGTTCTTCAAAGCGATCCCGAACACCGAACATAATTCAGAAGGCTTTGCTGGTTTGCACGGCCAGCACGTCATGACCATCTACGATGAAGCGTCAGGTATCCCCGATCTAATCTGGGAGGTCTCGGAAGGCTCGATGACCACCACCAAGGCCATGTGGTTCGTATTTGGTAACCCGACCAGGAACACCGGTCGGTTCCGTGACTGCTTTGACTCAGACTCTGCCCGCTGGAACCAGCGCCAGATCGACAGTCGAACTTGTAAGATGACCAACAAGAAGGAACTGGATTCCTTGATTGAAACCTATGGGGAAGACTCTGACTTTGTCCGAGTTCGAATCAAAGGTGAATTTCCAAGAGCTGGCTCCACCCAGTTCATATCGTCTGATCCAGTCGAGCTCGCACAGCTGACCAACTTGGACCTTGAAGTTTACTATCACATGCCAATTGTCCTGGGTGTCGACGTAGCACGTTTCGGTGACGATAAAAATGTCGTGATCGCCAGACAAGGTCGAAAGATCGTTGGATTGCATAAGTGGGTTGAGACAGACCTGATGGAGACCTCTCGACGAATATCGGTGCTGATAGACCAGTACCAGCCACTAGCGACCTTTGTGGATGGTGTGGGCGTGGGCGCCGGCGTTGTCGACCGACTGCGTCAACTGAACTACAACGTGATGGAAGTTAATGCGGGCTCCAAACCAGCGGATACTGAGCTATTCTTTAACAAACGGGTCGAGATGTGGTACAAGATGCGTGAGTGGTTAAATGCTGGAGCTGACATTCCTAAAGATATGTCGCTGAAGACCGGCTTAATCGGCATCGAGTACGGCTTCGATGACAAGAACAAATACCGTCTGGAGCGTAAAGCCGACATGAAGAAGCGCGGCGCAGGCTCGCCAGACGAAGCTGATGCACTAGCACATACCTTTGCTGAAGAGCTGGGTGATGCAGGTCGTCAATCTTTCGAACCAGAAATGGACTTTGAACCGGAATTTACATGACAAATATTATCGTCCCTAAAACCCCATCGACCAACATTTGGGTGCCTGGTGCCCGCGGTCGTCAAGCGGTGATCGACAGCAATGAGATTAATCTCGAAGACAGTGAGTCGACAAACCAAGCCAAGCTGGAATACTACATAGCGAAACAAGTCGGTGTGCGACTCGAAAAAGAATACCCGGGCCGCGAATGGGGTGTTAGACCAGACTTGACAGGTGGGATCGTTGAGATATTCTGTTTTGCTCTATCTGGTAGACATGCCTATCTTTTGCACATGAACGGATCCATACACGATTTAATCGAAAAAGCACTAAGAGCTGCGGGAGAAATATTGGAACGTTACGGCGTAACTCGCAACAAAAAATATGACATCGATATCACTGAAGCATTCGATCGTGACCATAACGGTGACGTGATCGGAGGCGACCATGCCTGAAGATATTAAGCCGGGACCACCAGGTGAGTCAGGCGTAGACGAGCAGCCCGGCAATATCGCTCAACCAGATAACAATACTGGCCAACGTGCTGAGCCGCAACCAGACTCGAACGATCAAGCTGAGTACAATCAGAACGACGAGAAGACTGAAGACTCAGGTCCAGATACATCGGAAGGCTCTGACACTTGGTTGATCGAGAAAGCTCAACAAAATTACACAACATCCACAGATTACCTCGACGCGAACATCACCAATACCTGGGAGAAGAACTTATCTCACTTTCGCAGTGAGCATGCGCCGGGTTCCAGCTATACCCAGGCGAATTTTAAACGCTCAGCCATCTTTCGACCCAAGACACGGACTAACCTGAAGGCTCAAGAGGCCTCTTTCGCAACATCTACCTTCGGTTCACAAGACCTATTGGTGATTGAGCCAGAAGATCCGTCAGATCCAGTTCAAGTGGCCTCGGCCAAGATCACCAAGTCGGCTCTTCAGTATCGTATGAAGAAGAAAATGCCCTGGTTCCTGACGGTCCAAGGCGCATATCAGAATGCCAAGGTTTATGGCGTGTGTTTTTCACACAATTATTGGAATTATCAGGTCGATGAACACATCAAACCTGCGTTTAATAACTTCGGTGAGCCTGAAACGAACGATCAGGGCGAAGCATTGGGTTTTAAAGACCGTGTAATTCGTCATGACGAGCTAGTTTGCGACTTAGTGGCTCCTGAAAACTTCAGATTCGACCCTATGGCCGACTGGCGTGACCCAATTAGTTCATCGCCTTACATTATCTACATGAAACCGGTCTATATCGGCGATGCATTGGAGATGATGAGTACAAATGACCCTAAAACGGGCAAACCGGTGTGGCGAGAACACAGCATGGAGACTATGTTAGCCACCAGGCGTCAAAGTTATGACCGAACACGTCAAGCTCGAGAGGGTATGCGGCGGGTAGACCCTGCTGATGAGAACTATGGCAACGAAAACTCCATCGTTTGGGCGCATATGAACATCTTGAGGCTCAATGGTGAGGACTATGTGTACTGGACTATGGGCACAGAGATCGTGTTAACTGGGCTACAGCGCCTCAGAGAGACCCATCCACACCTAAATGTGGGTGAAAGACCCTTTACAATGGGCTATACCAGCATAGAAACACACAGAAACTACCCTGCAGGCGACGTAGAGCTGACTTCAGGGCTCCAAGAAGAGATTAATACGTTGGCAAATCAGCGTATGGATAACGTCAAATTGGTGCTGAATAAGCGATATTTCGTCAAAAGAGGGTCTCAAACAGACCTAGACGCCTTGATTCGCAACGTGCCTGGCGGCGGCGTCATGATGAATGATCCCGAAAAAGACGTTCAGGTAGTCAATACCCCGGATGTCACAGGGTCCAGCTATGAAGAACAAGATCGATTGGCTGCTGAGATGGATGACCTGGGCGGCGGATTCTCTGGATCCAGCATGCAGAACAGCAACCTGGGCGAAACCAAGGATGCAACTCAACGAGTCGACTCCAAAGCCGCCGCGGTTGATGACTATGGTAAGACCATCTTCATCCAGTCGTGGCTCAACACCACGATCGGTCAATTGGTTCGACTGGTGCAGATGTACGAGACGGACGAAGTCATTTTGAGTTTGGCCGCGAAAGATGCTGAGCTATATGAGCGATTCGGGGTTAACGAGGTCACCGACCAGCTATTACGCCAATCCTTGACGGTTAATGTCGATGTAGGCGTCGGAAATACCGATCCGATGCGACGTGTCGAAAAATTGCTGATGGGTGTACGTGAGGTTTCTCAATTACCTGGCATGATGGAACGGATGAAGGTCGACTCGATAGCCGACGAGATTTTTGCGAACCTGGGCTATAAGAGCTCAATCAAGTTCGTGATGAGTAAAGAAGAATTTGCTGAATATCAAGAAGCGAAGGGCGAACAGCCACCACCGCTTGAGCACCAGGCGAAGATGCGTGAATTGGATATTCGTGAAGCAGACAACAAGATGCGTGATGTTCGCGAGACCAATAGCTTGGCTCAAGACAGAGAGACAGGGACTGCTAACCGCGACAGTCAGAGCCGCAGTAAGTCTGAAACAGATCACCAGGCTGGTAATCTTTCTAGAGAGCGCATGCAACATGAACGTGATCTGGAAGCCGCTAGAGGTGGACGGGAGCTATTCAAAATAAATAAAGATTTCGAAAATAAAAATAATAATCCAGGAAGCTAACTATGC